GGCCTGGACCCATACACCGAAATCGCCAAGGAGTTCTACCATGACCCTTCGATCACAAAGCGTGACCCGCGGCGTCAGACGTTCAAGTCCTTCGCGCACGGAACCAATTACCTGGGTACTGCTAAGGGCCTGGCAGAGCGACTTGGCCTGTCTGTACATGAAGCCGAAAAGACGCAGGCTTGGTATTTCTCCCGCTTTCCAAGAATCAAACAGTGGCAGGACGATCTCAAGGATCAGGTCTATAAGCGCCACATGGTCGAAAACGTGTTTGGCTATCGCTGCTTCTTTTTCGACCGGATTGAAGGGACGATCTTCAACCAAGCGGCGGCCTGGATTCCCCAATCGACCGTTGGCTGTCTTATCAACAGAGCGTATGTCGCCATCCATGAGACGCTGCCGGAAGTTGACGTGCTCCTTCAGGTACACGACTCGCTAGCCGGGCAGTTCCCGTCGCACCTGGGTGATGACGCAATCCGCAAGATCATCAAGTGCGCGGAGATTGTCCTGCCGTATGATGATCCACTGATCATCCCGGTGGGGGTGAAGACGAGCACGGTGAGCTGGGGGGATTGCAAATGACCCGTCGCCACCGCGACTGGATCACCGCCTACATGCACTACGCGAAGCATTCCGAAGCTCCGCGCCGGATGCACTTTTGGACGGCCGTGTCCGCCATCGCAGGGGCTCTCCGCCGCAAGGTCTGGATCGACCAAGCCTACTTCAAGTGGTACCCGAATTTCTACATCTGCCTCGTCGCGCCGCCCGGCATCGTGTCCAAGTCCACCACCGCCGACGTAGGGATCAGACTCCTCCGCAAAGTCCCTGAAATCGTATTCGGCCCCGATATCGTGACCTGGCCCTCCCTCGTGGAAACCTTCGCCAAGTCCACCATCGGGTTTGAGTTTGAAGGCGCCTACCATCCCATGTCAGCAATGACCCTGGAATCCTCCGAATTCGGCAACCTGCTCAACCCCCAAGACAAGGAAATGGTCGACCTGCTCGTGTCCCTGTGGGATGGCAAGCAAGGGTCGTTCCAAAAGACCACAAAGACCAGCGGAAACGATGCGATTGAAAACCCCTGGATCAACCTGATCGCCTGCACCACCCCCAGTTGGATCGCCATGAACTTCCCAGAGTACATGGTCGGCGGCGGCCTGACTTCCCGCATGATCTTCGTCTACGCGGATAAGAAGGAAAAGCGTGTCGCATATCCCAAGCTCGTTGTCCCCGCCGACCTCGCAAGCCAGGCCACCATCCTCGTCGATGACCTGACGGAAATCTCCAAGCTCGTCGGGGAGTTCATCATGACGCCTGAAGCCTACTCCTGGGGCAAACGCTGGTACGACGACCACTACGACAAGGTCCACGCGCACCTCGACAAAGAGCGCTTCGGTGGCTACCTCGCACGCAAGCAAACCCACATCCACAAGCTCGCAATGGTACTCTCGGCTTCCGAAGGTGACTCCATGCAGATCACACACGAGCACCTCCAGCTCGCCAACCAGATGGTCACCGACCTTGAACCCGACATGCAGTTCGTGTTCTCGAAGATCGGGCGCAGCGACGTGACGGTCTACCTGGAGAAACTAATCCAGAAAGTCCACGCCACTGGCGGCATGTCGTACAAGGAAGGCTACCAATACGTCCATTCCTACTTCCCCTCCATGAGGGACTTCGAAGACGTATTCGCCGGGGCAATCAGAGCAGGGTATGTCGATTGCCGCCAGCGGGGCTCGGAGATCTGGATGATCCCCGGCCCCAACAAGCTCCCCTCTCCCGAGGGGGAAGCAGCGGCTACTTGAAGAAGCTGATGTAGCCCTTGGAGTGCAGCCACACAGCCAACCCTGTGCCGAGCAGGCCCAGGAGCGTCAACCCCTTGTTGACAACTCCCTTCCCAACCTCTCGATAGAAGTTGCTGGTAAGCTGCTCCATCACCAAGGCCACAGCTTGTTCCGCCGCCCGCTTCGCAATCTCGTCGATCTGGGCGTCAGTGAGTTGCAGCGTCTGGTGCTTTTCCATCGAGCTGTAAGGTTCTCTCGTCGGCATTGTTTTTCTCCTTGAGGGATTGAGCTTCCTGCGCTTCAACTTGCGCGCGGAGCTTGATTAACACAGGATAGGAGTGCTTCGCAGGGAGCTCAAGCAAAGCCGCCCAAACAACCGCAAACTCCTGAGGCGTTACTTCAAAGTTCATGGATTCACCAGATTCACCAGTGCTGATACAAGAACGCCGGTCACTGTGCCGACTACACTCACCCCTCCAGAATCCTCCGCGATTCTCAGAGTGAAAGTCGCGGATTTCGTTCCCACACCTGCTTGCGCCCAAGTCCAGGTACGGGTCGAACTCAATTGCAGCCACGAACCCGTCGCGCTGCCAGTCGGGGAACTCCCCGCCGTGACGTCCAGCCTGGCCCAATAGCCATTGCCGACTGTCGAATTCTGCGGCACGCACCAGGTCGGGTCAGCGCTGCTGCCGTTGCCGGTGGTGGTCATCAACCCCGCTTGCGTGAGCGCGATGCTGCAAGTCGCGCCGGTCGGGGTCGTTTCCTCATCTTCGATCCCAAAAACCTGAATCGGATCGACCACCTGCGGCAGCCCAATCCCCCCGGCCAGGGCCGTCATCATCCCGCTCATGACACACCTGCGCCGGTCGCAACTGCTTCGGTCGCCGTGTTGCACCAGACGGTCATCATGCCTCTGGGGTCGATGGTGCGATTGCCAGTGGTCGTCGTGCCGCCGAGCCGCAGCGTCACCCCCGCGCCCTCGGTGATCGTGACGGCTGCCGCTGAGTTGTTGTAGATGCAGAATGCCGTGCCGATGGCAAGGTCACTGGTGTTGATCGTCACGCCTGCGGTCACTGCTCGGCATTGCCCATTCGCAAAGGCCCCAGTGATGCGCGGAATGCCCTTGTACCCCACGGCGTAGGTGTCGACCAGGGCAGCGGAAATGTCGTAGGCGCCGGCGCCGCTAATGCGAGCAGTCGGCACTGTGCCGCTGGTCAACTGCGTGGCGTTGAGAGCGGTCAAAGCCGTTCCCGCCCCGTTCAAGGCGCCGGTGAAAGTGAGGTCACTTGCAACATAAACCTCTGCACTACCCCCAGGGGCCAGGGTGATCCGACCTGGGTTTGAAGCGGCCTCATTTCCAGCCAGAATCATGTAAGCTCCGCGAGAGTTCAGCAACCCAGCAGTCGACGCAATGATGATCCGGCCGGTGTCTGCGCCATCGACCGTCCCGGTGTTCTGGATTCGATTGTCACCCGCCCCGGTGAAGTTCACATCGAACGAACTCGACAGACTGAGCGCCCCGGTCAAGGCCAGGCCGGCGAGGCTCGCACTCGACTGCGCATAGACGAGGTACTGTCCCGTCGCCGAAGCCGCGGCCGCCCCGGTGTGCTTGAAGCCCGCCATCGGCAAGCTCGCGGTCGGGGGGCTCTGCCCATCCCTGGTGACACAATCACTCAACCCCGCGATCAAGTCATTGATCACGTTGTTGTAGTACGAGCTGCTGATCACATTCCCTGTCACCGCCGGAAAGTCCGGTGCGCTGAGGGCTGTGAAATTCCCGTTACCGTCAAATGGCAAGATATATCTCCTTAAGCGTGCGAGCAGTCAACACGAAGGCTAAGCTCTGCGCGCATACGAGCTTGCTTTGCATCCTCGAATAGCCGAAAAGTGCCTAAGCATTTTCGGCGACCATCAATAGAAATTCTAGCTTGCCACATCCCATTTGACAAAGATACACCAGGATAACCTGAAGTATTACTGTTATAGGGTTTGTGGGAATTCAGTTTATTTTGTGAATTTGTCAACAGCCGAAGGTTGTCAAATTTGTTGTCCCAACGAAGGCCATTTACATGATCGACATTAAAGCCGACTGGCTTAGGCTGCCCAGTGTAAATAGCCCAAGCAGCAACATGCGCGTATATAGGAGTGCCGCACAGCATTATTCGAACATAACCATCCGATCGCTGACTTCCCGCCACATCACCCCGCCTGCTCCCATTACCAGGTGCAAGTTTCCAATACAGCAAACCTGTTTCTGGGTCATACGCAAAACACTTACGCAGCAATTCGACTGAGGGCATGGCAGGTTCCTTGAAATTGGTGCGGGTTATTCGCCGATAACCGGCGCGGGTTGCGTGGCGAGATTACTGCCCATCGTCGCAAACATCGTCACAGCCGCGCGCGACATGACCGGCTGCTTGGAGAGGGCGATGAGCTGGTCGATGCCGGCCTTCGTCGTGAGCAAGGAATCGAGTTCGGTGAAGGTCGACCGGAGCTTCCAATCCTCGAGCTTCCGGGCATAGCGTTCAAACGGCATGAAGCTCCCGATGCGGAGAGCATCTGCGCCGAAGTTCTGCCCGCCCATCTTGAAGACCTCCGAGCGCCCTAGGCCGCTGGTTTGCGATGGACGAGACTTGAGGGCCTTGGTCAACTGCGCGTAGTTCTCCAGCCCCCGCAGCGCCGCAACAGTCTCTTTCTGCGACTTTCCCATGCCTTGAGCGATGACCTCGACGGCATCTTGCATGGCTTGGTACTGCGGGGCCTTGGCAAACAGGGCATCCCATACAGCCTGGGCTGCGCCATGATTTGTCGGAGTAGCTCCCTTCACCACAGGTTCAAAGGCGTTGGAGATTTTCATGCTGATGTGGGTCTTGAACGCGTCAGCAAAAACCTCCGCGCCACCCTCGACTTTGGCCAGCTCACGCCCCGCTTGCTTGACTGGAGAGAGTTGCGCACGCGGGTCAACTCCGGCGTTGAAGAGCTGCTTCATCTTCGCAACCGAAGCCTGCTTGTCCGGCATGTAACCAGGGCCCAGAAGCTCTCCAATCGGACCTTGTTTCAGCGGATCAACGACTTCAGTCGAAATCCTGGCATAGGTCTCCGCGGCGCGCTTGAGGTTCGGGTCGGCATCACGCAGCAACGTCCGTAGGTTATCCGCCACGGCAGCAATCTGCGCTTCCGACCGCGGGGACTTCGGCTGCCGCTGCAACCCCTTGAATGCCCCTTGCAGCTCCTGAATGATCGTGTCGTAGTCAGTCGCTTCCCACACCGGCTGCCCAGTGTTCGGGAGCTTCTTCACCTTGGCAAGTGCCTCGGACAAAGCCTGCCCCGCCTCCTGCGTGGTGCCGGGCTTGTACAGCATCTCGGTGATGGTCGAGGCGAAGTTGGTGCGGAACTGCGCAGGGAGACGCCCAGCGGCCTTGTAGTCTGGCTGCGTTGCATTCGTCCGTTCAGTCCGGGCCTGCTGCATCCGCTTGCCAGCGCCCTCGGCGAGGTTGTTCGCGGCCTGCGCCTCACCCCACACCGTGCCAGGCTGTTGCCCCATGAACAGGTCGGAGCGGACTGACAGTTGCGACGGCTGGTTTTGCAGCTGCTGCTTCACGTTGTGGCCAGACTGACTCCCCGCCAGCACATTCCGCAGCGTGGTCAGGTTCCCCGGCGGGACACCCACAGCCTCGAGCGCCTGCGCAAAGTCCAACGGAATCCCCTGCTTCGCTGCCTCCGCATGGAACACCTTGGCCTTCGCCAGCAGCGCATCCGGGATGCCTTCCAGCCCCGCTTGCGCAAGCTCCTGCGTCGTGGCCGCTACCGCGCGCGAACCCCTTGAGGCGACACTGCCTGAAAGACCCCCTCCAAGCACAGCTCCCAATACCCGCGACAGAGGATTGTCGCCCAGAAGCTTGGCTGCGAACTCACTGCCGAGACCGCTGCCAGTACCAGCAGCCAGGTTGACCCCGCGGGCAACTCCAGCCCCCGGAGAAACAAGGCCACCACCTGCACCTTCAAGTCCAGCACGAATGTAGGTATCTGCACTAGAACCTCCTTGAGGTGTCGGGACAACCCGTTCGATCTGCTTGTTGAGAACCTCTTCAACCTGCCGGCCGAGCGCAGGGGCCTGATCTGGCTTGGCGAAGCGGCCTGCCACCATCGTCCCCATCATTCCGCCGAGGCTGGAACCAACCTTCATCACCCCACGGGTGACGTCGCCTTCGTTGACGTGCCGGACAATGTCTTGCAGGATGTTCGTAGACTTGCCGCCATCCAGCTCCGTCACCGTACGTCCGGGGTTTTCCTGCTGCGCACGCGCAGTCACCTGCTCCGGCGTGACTTCATCCGGAGTGTTCTGGTAGACAACTTTCTGCCCGTTGTCCAGGGTGATGGTGACTGTCCGTGACATGGTGTTACCAGTTCTTCACAATGGGCTTGGCGCCGTTGGCAGCGTCGCTCGCGGGCAGCGGGGCCGTGTTTGGCAACTGCGCGGCGCCCAAGCCGAAGGTGAACTTCGACGTGTCTTCCGATTGCAGGGCCGCCCCGAATTCTTTCTGCGCCTGCTGCGCGTCGCGGATGTTTTGATCCGCAACCTTCCGCATGTGGGCGATGATTTGCAGCCGACCTTGCGGGGTTTGAGTCAGGGACACCAAATTGTCCGCAATCCGCTGCGACTCTTCCTTCACCAACCCGCGCGAACCGCCGGCAGCGTTCATCATTTCCAGCCACATATTCGTGGCCGTGTTGCCGAAGGTTTCGGAGTTCTGCAACTTTGCCAGATCTTCTGGCTTCTGACGGAAGCCGGCTGCTTGAGCCAGTTGCCCCAACCACATCCCAGGTGCTGCCGCCGGCCCTTGCAGCGTCCCGGATTGTGTCAGCTTCTCGAGCTGATTCAGCTGCCCGAGCATCTTCACACTGCCGCGCGCTTGCATGGACAGCTCGTCGACCGTGTCAGCAGCCTTCTTCGCCCAGGCTTCCATGCCGGCCTTGGAGCCAGCGACGATGGTCGTGGGGGTGACTTGAACCTTCTGCTCCTTCGGAGCCCACTTGACCTCACCAGTGCGATTCGCAACCTGACCGACATGGCCGGGAAGAACTTCCTTCGGGGGCGTCATCGTCTGCCCAACGAAGCTCCCAGGGGTTCCACTGTAGGGGTTGTAGAGCTGCCCATCCGGCGTCGCCTCTTGCTTCACCGCAGGCTGATATCCCTGCATCGGGCGAATCGTTCCCTTATTGCCGATCAGGGCGGCGATCAAGTTCCCATCCGCCCCCTTGAGCATCCGCGGCTCCGTGCCGAAGGTTTCATCCTCCGACTTCCCGAGCTGAGCCATTCCCGCCGCGCCCATCTTCTGCATCTCCGGGAAGCGGCTCAGCATCGCCTGCGTCACCGCCGCGCGAGGGTCAGGCGCAACTGCTCCGGTCACCTGCGTCGATTCCGCTTCCGGCGTCGCGCCGAACTGCTTCACCGCAGATTGCCCTTGCATCCGGTCCATGTACTGGCCCATCTGCTCGGACAGGCCGGATTGGTACTGGTCAGCGTATTGCTTCTCCTGCTCGCCCAGCCCCTTCCCCTTCTGCCCGAGGATGTAGGCCGTGGCCAGCTTCGTCGCAAGTTGCGCCAACCCCTGCGGGCCCTGGATCGGCTGTTGCATGCTTTGTTGTTGCAGCTGTTGCAGCAGCGCACGACGGCGCTGGAGTTCCTGCGCGGCGATTTGGGGGTCGAAGCCTTGGTCCATGATTTAACCCCCCGGCATCAGGTACGCGGCACCCATTTGACCGAGGCCGCCAAGCAACGCGTTCCAGCCACCTTGTTGCTGCTGGGCCATGGCCATGTCGTAGTTGCCCTGGGCGATGCCAGCATCCATGATCGGCGCCGCAGCCGCATTCCCGCCGGTGTAGTAGTTGTCGAACTTCGGGCCTTGGACCTGCGCCCCGGTCCGCAGCGCATTGAGCTCATTGAGCGGCAGCTGCCGCATCCAGGCCTGTTCCTGAATCCCCGCGCTCCGCAGCATCTGCGACAACTGCGTCTGCCGAGATTCCTCCTGCCCACCGGCCAGCACAGCCTGCATCCGCGCATCGGTCAGCCCACGATCCGCCCGGGCCATCTCGTCGTTGTAAGCCTGGCTGCCGACGGTGATCCCAGATTGCGCCAACCGCGTGCGCAGGGCTTGATTGTCCCGGTCGAACTGCGGTTGCAAGCGGCTCATCATCGCCTCTTCCACGCGCCTGCGCGACTCATCATTCGCCTGGACTTGCGGATCACCGAAGCGCGACATATCGAACGGAGTGGCCATCGCAGCGCCGACGCGGTTCAACCCGGCTTCCGCCGTGTCCGCAAGATTCTGACTGACCCGATTCTGGGAATCCAGCAGCCGCTGCTGCTCCGGCGCCAGCGTCATCCGCTGCGTCCAGTCCCCGGCCTGCGGGTCATTGGGGTTGGCCCCTGCGCGCGTCTCCCAGGTCAAGCTCCCGTAGGGGGTGTACTGGTTCGCGCGGTTCAACGTGGTGTTGAAGTACGCGCTGTCGCGGTTCTCGGTGCCTTGTTGCTGCGCCAGCCCTGCATAATCAGGTGCCGGGGGAGCCTTCGGTTTCGACATGATTCTTCCTCAGTTTGATATCCAACCATCGGCACTGCTCCCGCCGCATTGTGTACAGGAGCAAATCGCCATCCGGGTGTGCATCTTTGAGGGTCGCCTCAAGCACAAAACCCAAGTTCTCATCGAACTGGCGGGCAGGGAGATTCCCACTGCCCACCGTCCCGATGATCTTCTTCACCTTCCAATCCAGGAACGGAACCGCAAAGCACATCCACAGGTACTCTCGCGTCATCCACCGCTTGCCAGGTTCCGCCGCAACGTGCATGCAGACACTGGCGTGGTTGAACGAGTCGAACATCACACCTGCGATCAGCTGGCCGGATTCCTCCAGCCCGATTCCTACACCCCTGCCGGGCACCCAAACACTATCGACCCTGTCGCAAACCCAGTCCCCAACGCGGTTGTCCTGGTTGAGGACTAAGCGCTTGGTCATCCCAGGATGCCGCCAGTTTCGTAAGCAATGTCCGTTGCCGACCACCGGATTATGGCACCACTGATTGCTAGGCGCAAGCGGAGAGCTACGCAATGGCCGACATTGGCTTCCACAGTCATCCACTCCTGCCGTACGCCAGGCCCACTGGCCCAAACATCTGTGTCCCAGACCGCGGTGTCCCACACGCCGCCGGAGACTGCGCTGATGGAGGAGCTGGTGTAGTCAGTGCCTTCGGAGAAGTCGGCGTCCATGCCGATATCGAAGTCAATCCCGCCCTCGGTGTTGAAGACTGGCCGGATCATGCGGACGTGTTTGCTGCGGCCGCGGGAACGGAGGTAGGTGAAGGCAGCCTTGACGGTGCATTCGATGTCAGTGCCATTATCATCCGCGCCTTCCCAGGCCTTGTAGACAGCAGTCCCGATGGCCATGTAGAGCTGGGAGCCCATCAGTTCGAAGGAAGTGGCATTCCATCCGGTGACGCGCGCCCAGGCCCCGTGGTCGGTGTTCATCACATACTGAACGGAGGCTGTGTAGCTGGTCGTTGGGATGTTGATGAGCAGGAGGTCGTCGGTCGGGGAGACGATGCCCTGCCAGCCGTAGTTCGCGCCGTAGGAGGATGCGGAGCTGGCGAAGGTCGGGGCGATGGTGTCGGAGACGGCTTGCCGGTTCGTGATCTTGGTGGACTGGAGGGCGAGAGACAGGGGTTGCAGGCCGCCTTTGGAGAGGTAGAAAAGGTCGCCGGAGTAGCGGAGGAAACACCGCTTGCCCAGGGGCTCGCCCAGGTCGTAGACACCTTGGAGGCTCCAGGTGGAGGCCGAGCTGGGATCGGTTCCACGGAACACTGCGAGCTGGCCGCGGGAAGTGGCGAACACGCAGTAGTCGTCCATCCCTTCACCTCCGTCGATTGTCCAGGTCGACGCGGCGGTGAGATACCCGCCCTTGGTGAAGATCGCCCCCATTGGGTAGCGAGAGACAGTGCCGGTGATGGAGTCCACTGGCAAGTAGAAAAAGCTCATGCTGTCCTTCTCGATGAAGAACAGCTGGCGCTTGAACGCTGAGATGTTGACGATGTTGGAGGAGGTCAGCGTACCGCCGCCGGAGATTGCATAGCTGGCCGTGCTCATCCAGGTCGTGCCGTCGTAGTAGCAGACTGAATCAACCCCGTTGACAAGGAAGAGGAAGCTCCCGCCGGTCGTGGTGTAGCTGAGTGGGATACACTTGCCGTCGGTCAGGGTTTTGGAAACCGCGCCGATGGCTCCGGCTGAGGTGACGTCGTAGGCGCCAGAGTCGTTGATTCCGAAGAGCTTTTCCGAGCCAGTGGCGGAGCGCCAGCAGGCGAGGGTCTTGACCGTACTGACGAAGCCCGTCGCATGCGAGGTGTAGCCGGGCCGGGCCTGAACATCCCCTGGAGTCGGCCAGAAGTTGTCCATCGCCGTGGCATAGCCGGCTGCCATGTTGGCGACCGGGTCGCGGGTGTTCCAGCCCCGGAGCGGCGGCAGAAGGCTTTCCGCCGACAGGACTGGCTGCGCCGCAGGCCGCTTGTTTCGAGCAGGTTGAGCGAACCTCACAGCGGCCAGCTCCCTGCAGGAATGATGATCCCAGGCCGCGCCGGGTGCTGGATCATGTCGAGCGCAACCGGCTTGGGCGTGGCGTCGCGGGAGAGCTTGGCATCGAGAGCCCGCTCGTACAGCCGGAACTCCTCCGCGTAGTCGAGGCCCTTCTCCGCCTTCCACCGCCAGCGGAGGTAGAGCCTGGGCAGCTCGTCGTTGATGCGAAAGGTGTCGGTGTCAACAGTCCAGTACCGCGCGAGGGTGGTGTCGGCCTGGCTGATGAAGTACGACGAGTAGTACTCAAAGGCATACGTATCCCCGGCAGTCGGCACCGGGTTGAAGTACATCGTGCCTTCTCGAATCCGGTACTGCGGAATCGTGCCGGAGAAGTTCGCTGCCTTGCGCGCCTGCCAGTCCGTGGCCGAGACGCTGCCCAGCACCCCGCGCATAGAGGTGCGGTTCCAAAAGGTCTCGGGGACGATGCCTTCGAAGCCGTACGGAGCCAGCGTGGCCAAGGTCCCTTGAGACTCCGTGGCCGTCGACACAAAGGTCGTCTCGAAGGTATTCATCGAGAACCACTTCCGGGTGATCAAGTCGTCCAGGAACTCCTGCAGCAGCCCGACGATCTGCCGGACTTGCTTGTCGGTGCTGCTGATCGCAACGGTAGGGGTTGCAAGGCCCGTTCTGTCGCAATGGTCTTGGACGTGTTGCAGCAGGTTACGGGCCATGAGGGTTCCTTAGCGTTGCGGGGACTTGCCGACAGCTTCGGCCATGAAGGGAGCGAGCTTGGCTTCCAGCGCCGCCATGTTGGCCGTGAGCTGGGCGACCTGGGCTTGCAGGTCGGCCTTTTCGGCCTTCAGCGCCGCGGTTTCCTCCGCGACCTTGCCGACGTTCTTGGCCGTGTCGAGCCACTGGGAGGCGCGCTGGACGAGGGTACGGCCGCCGAGACCCAGGCGCATGATGATCTCCTCATTCGCCGCGGCCAGGTCTTCCACCGTGGTCACGTGCAGATCGAGGCAGGCGCGGATCTGCGACGGCGAGAGGGCCGGCCAGGTCTTGATCGGGGTGCCGCTGTCAGGGATGGCCTCGCCCTTGGCCCATGCGGCGTAGGCCTGCTGGTGATGCTGGAACCACGCCAGCGGGTACCGCTCGGACTGGATTTCGACTTCCAGCTTCTCGAACCACTCGGACACGACCTGCTCAATGCGGTCTTTCGAGCCCCTGGGAGTGATGAGAGCGAAGTCGACGTCCTTGGTCTGAAAGCACCCTGCGGCGAGCGTGGCAGCGCGATCTTCCAAGGCCCGGCGCTCGAAGCGCACATAGGGCGGCCTGGCTTCCGCGATTCCCGGTGTGATGGACTGTTGCATGATGGAGCTTCCCCAAGCTTGATACCTCCCCTAAAAAACCCCTGGCCGATGATCCGACCAGGGGAAAGCCTTGGGGAGGCGAAAGGCTTTGGCAGGTCAGGTGATCTGACCTTGGGCGAACGAGCGGTTCAGGTGGGCGACGTTGTAGAAGATCGTCGCGTTGTTGTAGGTCGCCGTCACGGTGCCGTTGATCAGGGCCGTTGCCGCAGCCGACATGGTGACTTCACGGCCGTCGGCGCTGATCGCGGAGACGGTGGCGCCAGCTGCGACACCGGTGCCGGACAGGTACACGCCGGGGAACCAGCCGTCACTGTTGTTGACATGCAGGATGGTGGAGCCGCTGGCGCAAACAGCCGTCTTGTCGACGGTGGTCGAAGCCGCAGCCGCGATACGCGCGTTGACAATCTGCTTGCCGTTGGCAACAGCGCCACCTTGACCTGCCGCGGCAATGCCAAAGGTCGTGTCAGCGGCGACAGAGGCATTGCAATCAACGGGGGTCAGCCCGCTGATCATGAACCAACCGAGGTCACCGATGGACATGGCCTTCATCGCCACGCAGACCGGGCGACCCAGCAGCGTCGTGTTCGGGATTTCCGTCACGTTGTAGCGCCACTGGGAAAGGCCGCCGCTGAACGTCGGGGTGATCGCGCACAAGGCGTACTGGGTGATGGTGGCGCTGGCGCGGGCGTAGATGAACTCGCCGTAGCCCCACCAGTTGTCGACGGCTGCGACAATGGTACCGGGCAGCAGCCGAGCGGTCGAGTCCAGGACTTGCCCGAACGTCTGCATCGGCGGGGTACCGACCAGGGGAGAGAGACTGGAAAACATGATTGTTCCTTCCGAGAGTTGCGAGAGCCGATCAGGCCTTCTGCACGCCTTGCAGCGAGCGATTGCTGATCGTCATGTTGCCCATCCAGAGGATGGGGATGACCACGGCGTCCTGGTTGTACGGCTGCATCTGGTCCATGACGGTCAGATCGGCGTCCGGGTGCTGCACCATGTTGATGTAGTCCGTGTTCAGGAAGTACGCATGGTTGGCCGGGATGCCGCTGCCACCGTCGAAGATCACGTCGGCCTTCTTGTACTTCAGCGAGACGAAACCGCCGCTGGCGCTGTTACTGTCGGTGTAGCGCTTGAGCGAGGTCTGCGACGCCTCGAAGAAGGTGTAGTAGTTGTTGTCCATGACGACCAGATCGGGCTGATCATCACCACGGGTCAGGGCCAGCCACAGGGGCAGCATCAGGGATTCCATGGTCGTCGCGCTGACCACGATTGCACCGCCGCCTTGCAGGGGCGCGGCGGCGGACTGGACCTTGTTCTGCCAGAACGTCCAGGTGGACGAGTCGATGCCGCCGACAGTGCCGGTACCAGCGTCAGCGACGAGCGCCTGCAGGCCGTTGATCTGGTTCGGCAGCGTGCCGTCGCCGTAGATATCGCCGGAGAAGTTGTTCTTGAACGTGCGCTGCGCGTTCTTGATGCGGGACTTGACCAGGCTGATGATCTTCGACTCGCCGGAATTCAGGCGGAGTTCCTGACCGCTGGCGGTGACGTTGATGGCGACTTGACGCCACTGGAATTCCGCCGCCGACAGCACATCGCTGGCCGAGACGTTCAGCACGTCATAGCCGGAGTAGCGCAGGTAGGTGGAGTTCGCGGCGTAGTCCAGCGGCTCGACGATGGACAGGCCGCCGTCTTCGTTCCGCGTCATGCCCTTGGCCATCATGCGACGGTACAGGGCGTTGTTCTTGGACACGTTGTCCTTGATATCCTTCCGGTGCTTGCGGAAGGTCGTGGTCACCAGTTCGGTGAAGGTACTATTCGGGGAAGCCATGTTGGCGCTCCTTGGTTAGGTCAATGACGGGACTGGATGGCTTGATAAGCCTCTTTCAGCGTGTCATCCAACGAACCTGTCGCTGCCGTCTGGCTTGCGCGTTTCGTGCTGGATCGCACATTCGCCTCCAGGGCCTTTTTGGCGCGGGCGGCTTCTTCCTCGGCGGTCTTGCGGGCGGCGGACTGGCGCTCGGTGTCGAGCCGGGCCAGTTCCTTCGCGCGCACACCGGGGTTGAGCCAGATCGCGGCCTGATAGGCGTCTGCGAGGGAAGAGTACTTGCCGGACTGGATGAGGCTGGCCATTTCGTCAGAAACTTCAGCCGCATAGGGGTTCTTCGGGTCAGCGTAGAAACGCTCGATTTCGCGAACTGTCTCGGTACGCTTCACCTCGAACGCTTGCCGTTCGGATTGCTCAATTTTGGATTTTACAGACTGGAGCTCGGATTGCAAGCCCCGGACTGCCGGGTCGATGTAAGGGGCGTCGGCGGCTTCGTTGGCCAGTGCCGTGGCATCGAGCCGGTAGTCGGCGATGATCTGGCGGAGGAGGCCCTGCTTTTGTTCAGGGGTGCCGAAGGCCAGAGTGTGGTGCGCGCGCATCATCGCATCGACCTGCTGCATCGGGTCGACACCGTACTGCTTCATCGTGGGCAGGTAGGGGTTGAGGACCTGCTTGACGGTCTTGCCAAAGCCAGCATCCTCGCGGTAGGCTTCCAAGCCCCGGTACATGTCCTCTTCCCGCTTGACGATCTCTGCGCGAGCCTTCTCGGGCAGGGCGGCCCATTCCGCAGCGGCCTCGGGGCGCCAGGTCTTCGGCGCGACGTTGAGGTCGGGGGCGGCGCTGGCTGGTGGCGTCGGCGAGGCAGGCATTGCGGCCTGCTCAGGCTTCACTTCGGCGGGGGTCGGTTCCGGCGAAGTTTCTGCCACCACCTCAGGCGCAGCTGCCGAGCCTTCTCCAGCATCAGCTGCAGGCGCGCTCGATTCATTCTTCGGCTCCTCAGAGGGGAAGAGATCCCCGGAAATCGAGTCCACCGCACTTGCCATTTCCCCAGAGGTATCGAACATGTCAGTTCCTTGTGATTGAAAGGTCAACGCCGTGATCCAATTCCGCAGCCAGGCGCTCTTTTTTGTCCTGCGGAAGGTTTGCAACGAGGTGCGCAGCGGTTTCGGCCATTGCGTTCTCGACTTGTTCGTCAGAGGCCCGCCGGGCACGAGCGGCTTGGTCGGCCTCGCCGGGTTCGAGGACGCGGCAGCCGTGTTGGGCCAGGTTCTCTCGGTGCGCGGCTCGACCTTCGATCAGCTTGCCGGTGATCGGGCAGGTGTAGGGGGCGTAGTCAGTGACCACGCGCGCAGCGCTGACTTGCCGGAGCATCGGGCCACCGCACTTGTGACAGGCCTCGCGCCGGTCGAGCTCAGCCACTGGCTTCATGATTTCGCGCCGGGCTGCACAGACGGGGCACTTGTAGTCGTAGAGGGGCATAATTGGCTCCGGTTATGCTGGCATATTTCGCGCGGGTTTCGCGGCAACCTTCGGCGGCATCGCAGCCTGCATCTGCATTTCCGCCATCTTCATGGCATGGGCGGCTTGGGACTCTTGGCGCTCGAAGTTGAGCTTCTCCATTTCCAGCTGATGCCGCTCGCGCTCCAGCGACATTTGCATCTGCATTTTCTCCATTTCCAGGCCTTGCTTGTTCTGCTCGCCCTGCTGCTTCATCTTCTCCCCCTCGAGCTTGATCATGTCGGCGGGGGACGGCTTCTCCTCCTTCGGCTCCGGGGGCTTCATCAAGTCGAGTTGATCCTCAACCTCACTGCCAAAGCGGAAACGCCGGACAATCGCCATGAGCATGGCCTTGGCGGCTTCGAACGGCAGCGTGCCATTGTCGATCAGCGGGGAGACACCGGTGAGGAACTGCGACAGGGCGGTGAGCAGCTCGCTGATGTTCTGCTTATCCTCCGTGGCCTCAGCATCAATGGTCGAGTTCGTCTCGATATCAATGCGGAAGTTTCGCAGGGTATCGTCCCGGAGCAGTTGCAACACCTCCGTCCACCCAGGGGCCTGGAGCTTCTGCTGCATCTGCTGGAACTGTTGCACCTGCTGCTCGTTCTGCGGCGGTTGCAGTTGCATCATCTGCACCTGCTGGCCCAGCGCCATCTTCTCCTCACCAGTCAACAGCGGCAGCCCAGTCATCGCCTTCCAGGTCTTCTCCGAGAACTTGTTCGCCGCAATTTCGAGCATGATGCGCAGCGCGTTCCGCACGTACTTCATCACCCGCTTTTGAGACTTCTTCAGCCTCAGCGTGCCCCATTGGTTCTTGAGCTCCTGCGCCCCGAGGGTCTCGGAAGCCTGGCTCGAGCCTCGCATGATGTCAGCGATGCCGGTCAACTCATAGATCACGGTCTTGCACTGCTGGCGCTGGACGTAGAGCTGCTGGAGCACTCCTGCGAGCTCCTGCAGCGGCATGATCCAGATTGCATCTTCGAGCTTTTTCCCCTGCCCGAACAGTGCCGCGGCGTTGTCCAGCGGGAGCAGCACGTTGTCTTCCGACTCCAGGAGCTTGTCCAGCCCGGCCACCGTGTTGTCGTAGAAGCCGCGGATTCGCAGGGCCCGGACGATTCGATTGATGCGCTGGCTGACGGTGTTCAGCTCCTCAGCCTGCTCCTTGTAGAGCCGATAGAGCGGCACCGGCAACAGCTCCCCGATCTTCGGCATGAAGGTCAGGGGCTCCGGGCAGGGGAAGAAGCCCTGGATTTCCAGCGGGTCGACCAGCTTCTTGCACACTCCATCGGTGTACCCGTCGGAGACGAAGATTTGCGACCGCGAGGTCTTGTCCCAGATTTCGTAGACCGCGGCATAGCGAAGGTCGGCGTCCTTCGGCGGCTGCTCGCCGTCGCTTTCAGCAACCGCATCACCAGCGTCCGCCGTGGTCAGGGCGACCTTGCCCTGCAGCTCAGGGAAGTTGGAGTCCAGCTCCGCCTGATCCATGTAGTGAACAAAGGCAATCCAAGGCACGTCCTTCCAGCGCTTGCCATACCCGTGCAGGAAGCGATTCCAGGCCATCTTCTCCCCGCACACGCGTTCGCCAGTGACGTTCGGCGCGCCCTCTTCCCCTTCCGCGACTTCTTCCACCTGCGCGTCGTACTTGAACCGCGACAGGCCCCGCCCGGGCACCAGCGCCTCCAGCACGTCCGCGCTGACCAGCTCCTCGAACACAGGATACTCATTGTCCCCGGTGTCCAGCATGAATTCCAGCGCTCGCTGCGCGGCCGTGGCGGCGAGCTTGCCCAGGGGATCGGAGTCCTTGAAGCGCCGCTGGACAATCGGCCGGGGCGTGGAGTTGAACAGCGCCGGCGCCAGCGTGTCGGTGTTCGCGTACAGGATGTTGTACGAGTCCGCCTTGCACTTCGCCCCCTCGTACATCTGCACGAGGGCTTGCGCCTCCTTCCGCCAGTCCTTCTCGCGCTTCCGCGCTGCCTCAATCTCCTTGAGCCAGCTCGAAACCTCGGCTTCGCCGGTTGAGGTTGATTTGACAGTCACATCCACGGATGCCATTTTGGTTCCTTAGAAACGGCGCTCTTCCGCCACGCGCTTCCGGCGCAGCTTCTCGAGCAGATCATTGATAGTGTGCTGTTGCGGGAGCTTCGGCAAGCGATTGACTTCCGGCAACTTTGCCTGCGGAACCCAGGGCCGGGACATGCAGGCATACCGCGTCTCGTCGTAAGCGTGGTCTTCCGCGTCGGTGTCGAGGTCTTCAGGGTCGGTTTCGTCGTGCTGGAGGACCGGCAGGGTGCGGATGGTGTCGTCACACTGTTCGAGGAAGTAGAGCATCGGCACGCCATCGACACCGGATAGCCGCTGCCGCATGGTCTCCGCGCCCGCCTTGCGCTTATTATCCGCCCGCCGCCACTGACACCCATAGATCGCCATGGTCTCAGCGATGCTCGGGCCACCATCTTGGATGAAGATCGACGGATCAGCCACACCATAGTTCGCCCGCAGGCCATCGGAGGCTTCGCGTTCCATGATGCCACGAGCAACAAGATCCGCGGTCATCTTCAACCCCACATTCGGCCCAGTTGCGCCGTACCACTCCTTGAACTTGACCATCGCGCCCTTGGGGATCGGGGGGCGATCTTCGGAGATCAGGGGCCAATTCCCATCACTCACCGCATACCAGCCACAGGAAAACGGCTTCGCGGAGCCCCAGTCAAACGCACGGAAGCGCAGGGAGCTTCGGGGGATCTGGATCAGGTACTCGGCCTGGATCACATGCTTTGTATGATCCCACTCATCAAAGAAAGCCCCGTCGATGATGCTCCAATCCCCCTCCAGCCAGGCACGAACCAACGCGGCGCTACCTGACTGCTTCAACCGAAGGATGTAAGTCGGGTCATTCCGCATCAGCAGGCGATTATCAGCGATCTTCGACGGGATAAACACCCGCGACAGACTCACCGTCGACTTCACGCCATCGACTTCAATCTCCGTCTCCTCGGTGATCAGGCGGTAGCCCTTCGGATCAGGATCAATATACCGCTTTTTGACCCAGTTATGACCTGCCCCACCAGGGTTACCAGTAAGCCGCATGCCAACAGGAACACCAGAAGCGCTGCGTAGAGTAGCGCGGAGCTTGTCGATAGGCTTGCTGGAAGGAAAGTTGGTGACTTCCTCGACATAGACTCTGGTGTAGTTGTGGCCTTGGTATTCCTCAGCATCACTATCCCTTTCCAAGTAGGCGAATTTCAGCCGCGCGCCGTTCGCCATCGTCCAGGTCTTCTGCTGCTCGTTGTACTTCGCTCCGAGCTTGGGGAAGAGCTGTTTCGTCCGCGCGATGACTTCCGCGAGCTGGACGAGTTTGCGCCGGAAGAAGATGCCGATCGCGGCCTCGCCGTACATCGAAGCGTGCTGCAGCCAGTCGCCGATTGACCCTTCAGTCTTCCCACCACCCCGCGCACCGCCGAAGAACACCTCAAAGACCGGGCATTCTAGCAGGTCCGTCTGTGGCCCCTCCTGGGGCTGCCAGATGATGGTTTGGGCGACTTCGGCCACGCTCAGTCCGGGTAGACGAAGTAACTCGGCGCGCCGGTGTGGGTGACGCGGAGCCAGTCGCCGGGGGCGAGGTAGAACTGGCCTGCGGTCAGCCCCGTGGCGTCGAAGGTGGAGTTGTCGCGGCTGACCGCAATCGCGCTCACCGTGCCCCCAGAGACCACCACTCGCTCATTGATCGCGCTGGTGTTCTGATAGGTCGTGTTCGTCGCGCCCCAGGTGCCCGTCCGCCGCAGGTGCCCACCTTGCCCGACAAAGGGCTCATTCGGGGCCATGTAGACGCTGCTGGGGACCTGACTGAAGAACGGCAGGACGACCGAATACTCGTTCTGCCCGGTGAAGGCGTCGACGATGCTGACGGTCACGGTCTGGCCGACTGAATCGACCTCGATGGCGCCGAACACAGCCTGGTCGTTCCGGCTCGCGTACCAGTTGTTTTGCGCGTATTGGGCGAGCTGGCCGCAGCCTTGGCCAAAGGGGCACGCGCAGATGGAAATGGAGTTGTAAGCCTGCCCAGCGGCGGTGAGGGTGATCCCTGCGTGCGGCACGTGCTTGTCACCGGTCAGCCAGAAGCTCGGGATGCCGGCGTCGCTGAGCTTCTGCAGCAACGCGTCCCGGCGAACGCTGTAGGTCCAAGGCCCATCGTTGTTGTCGACGTTGAACAGGTCCTTGGTCGAGAGGAAACCGATCATCCCGAAGCCTTGTTGCTTCGCCTCCAGGGCAGTGCGGTAAAGCCACTCCTCTTGCGTCGGGCCCCAGAACTGCTTCGCGGCGGTGTCGGTGTCGGTCTGCGGGTTCTTGTAGCTCACCGAGTCCGGGAAGATCAGCCGGAGGGTCTTTCCGCCGAAGCCGGTGTCCCCGAAGTCCTGGTAGAAGTATTCGACCGGGTACTCGCTGGCACTCGCAGTGCCGACCATGGCGCTAGGAATGTCCCCGTTCGGCGGGCCGAAGGGCGGGTTGTCGCCGTAGTCGGCAATGATGTTGCGCAGGGCCTGGATACGGAAGCGCCAGATCTGGAGGACTTGTGACTGCGTGGTGATCGTCCGGGTCTGGCCGTTGACGCCGTTCAGCCAAGTCGCTGCCGACTGCGCCACGGTGTGGTCGAAGTTGTTGTGCGCGCAGTCATGATCATCGGCCTGGAAGTAGACCTTGATCCCACGGGCAGTGACCTGGTTCCAGAAGTCCCGGTACGACCGGCGGCCGGCTGTGCCATAGCGGTAGTGCCAGCGGTTGTAGGCAGTCGTCGCGTTGTGGGCGTTGGCCGGGGCGCCGACTGGGTCCAGCACATAGTCCCAAAAGCACGCGTCGATGTAGTTCTGCCCGAGCAGATCCCGCCCCGCGCCATCGTTGTAGACAAAGTCCCCGGAGAACACATGGGCGACCGGGTTCTTCGCCAGCACGGCATCCCAGGGCTGATTCCCCGAGACCGATTGGCAAGCCGAATAGGTGATGGTATACATTGCTTACCTCGCAGAGTCAGGAAACGCGCGGATGTTGCGGCGCAGGTCACGAACGATCTTCATGCCGAGCCCTGGGTTGTAGGGCCGGCGCTGGATGCCAAGTTGGGCCAGGGCCATGGTCGGGCCAAGGAAGTTCGAAAAGGTCGCGGAGTCGGTGGTCGGCCAGGCCAACAACGTGAGTGGGACTGTGACGTCGTAACTGGGGGCCGCGGTGCCGTCGGGCACGGCCAGTGGGGTGTCGAAACCGACGCTGGAGAAGCTCACGCCACCGCCATCGGTGCCCAGAGGCAAGGCAAACGCCTGCACCTCCAGCCGCCCGGTGACCTTGCTATCCGCGATGGTCATGCAAACGGCGCTGCGGGTGTTGTCGGTGCCAGAGCCGAGCAGGGAACTCGTGCCGGGAGAGCAGGTCGCAACCGCAGCGCCTCCGCGCGTCCGCAGCATGAAGATCGGCTTTTGGGTCGACGCCTTAATGCCCAGGGCCCAGCCGCCCTTCGCCTCGTTCGAACACCCCCAGCCAAACACCGCGGCGTCAGTCACATAGCCACTGGTCGGGTGCGACACGACGTACCAAGCGCAGATCATGTCCCCGCGACTCACCAGGGTTGTCAGGTCAAAGAGCTGCTTCGTCGAGCTGATAAAGCCCGCCGGAGTGCCGTCGGTGACCAGGATGCGGTTGTTCGTGCCGTTCGGCGACACACCTGGCCCGTACTGATTCCATCGGGTCGTGGAGTTGCTACCGCCAAAGCTCCCGACGAGGTTGCTGACTTGGTCATAGACCTTGCCGCCAGAGTTCTCATTGAAGGGAAACCAGATGGTCGAAATCCCTTCCGCATCGGCGTAGACGGGGTCCTTGACTCTCCGCGTGCCGGCGAAGACCTTCCCCAGCCCATCCGTGACAGCGTTCGCCGCACCGGCATTCGCCCCGCCTGCCAGCGGCACGCTCGTCGGGGGCAGGGTATTCGCCCCAAGGGGCTTCGGGACATTGGAAGTCGAGCTCATGTGGTCTCCTTAAGCCGCACGGTCTTGCACCAGCGCAGCCAGATCCGGTGGAATGATTGTCGCATCTTCGGCTCCGCGCCCGCTGGCCCGCTCCGCCCAGGCCTCTTGGCTCGCGACCTTGCCCGGCAACGCGACGACGAAATTGTTCTGGACAAAGCCGGCGTTCATCGGCCGGGCGCCGAAGCCCAGGGCCTTGGTTGAGAGCTTCGCGGCCTCGAGCGCCAGATCCGTGGTTGGGGCAGTCTCCAGCTTCTCCTGCAGCACATCGAGACTCCGGCTGGCGAGGGCCTTGAGCTTCTCATCCACCGTCAGCATGATGGTCGGGTCAACCAGGTCCTTTTTCCGCTCGGCGAGTCGCAGGTTGAACGCGTCGGAGTTCAGGATGCGGCTGACCCAAGCGGCTTGATACCCGAAGTGCTGGGCAATCGCGTTTTGGCTGACCCCGGGGCTCGCGATCATCAGATCAATCATCGCATCGTGCGTGTAGTGCACGCGCTTGATCGCGCCGGCGGCTGATTCCGTGCCCTCCAGCGGGGCGCTCGGCGCTCTTTGCGCCATCAGCCTCGCCAGCAGTTCGTCAGAATTTTCCATTCACAGCCCCTTGACCAGGTCCGCCTAGCCTCACGCGATTATGAGGGCTCTGCGCCGCGGTGTCAAGTAGCCCGCGGCGGCAAGGCGCGGAGTCTATCCACCAAACTCACTCCAAAGGCCTCAGTTAGTCCGAAATTGGCGCAACTTATCCCCCCATAACCCACGAGAGTTATAATCTCCCTTAATCCCCGGAAAAAACGGGCAGTTTGGTGATGAAAAAGGGGTGAAGGCGCGTGAGGGTGGTACCCAGCCCTAAACCCCGCCCTCGCGGACCCCCGCCTGCCGACAACCCCCCCGGGGGGTCTGGATGCACCAGGCTGGTGCAAGTTACAAATATGACAGCTGCAGTTACAATTGTCATAAAACTGTCACGGGACTGCCATCGACGCAGGTAGGTAGTAACCCTATGTGACGGGAATTGTCAGTGGTGACAGGAATTGTCACCCCAATGTGACCAGAATTGTCATGTTGCGCCAGGCCCACAGTGGGGAAGCTGTGGATAACCCGGGCCATGCCATGCGGGGCTGTGGATAACCCCACAGTTTTAGGTGTTTACCCGTAGGCCAGCCATGTTGGCATGGGCCGTGCATGTATCCCGGTGCCTCAACCCCGAAACCTGGAGTCCTAACATGTATGTCATCGCCTACCTCACCCGGACCCGCCAACTGGTCACCATCTCTACCCCCTCACTGATCACGGCGCAACATGTTGCCGAGGCACTCGACCCCCGCATGGCATCCAATGTGCGGGTCTGGCGCGGCAACTATGACATTTGGGGCTGGGTGCCTGACCTGATGTGATTCCAGCCGGTCCCCCTCGTTGGAGGGGTTCCGGGTGCAATCCCGCACCGATCAAGGAGATTGACGATGGCAACAAAAACCGATACCCCGCGCACACCTGACGTTTCGTGCGGTTTCCTCAAGAATGGCACTCCCTGCGACGTGCATGAGGGGCCGACTGACATGCACGTTACATTTGCCGATGGGCGGACAATCTGCCTGGCGGAGGCTGACATCGCACGCCTCCAGGACACGTTCGCATGGCATGGAGCGAAGCAGAAGTTGATCGACGCGGCAGCCATCTCCCGGAGCAAGGAAACGGGTAAATCCGCCACCATTGCGGACAAGTTTGACGCGGTGAACGAGGTTTACCAGCGCCTGCTGATCGGCCAATGGAACAAGCCGCGTGAGAGCGGCGACGGCGCAGCGAACGGACTCCTGCTCTCGGCGATGTGCCGCATGTACGCAGGGGTCATGGATGCCAAGGCGATGGCTGAATGGCTGGATGCCAAATCGGCCGATGAGAAGGCCGCGCTGCGGATTAACCCGGAGATTGCCGCGATCATGGCGACAATTCGGGTGGAGCGCGCGCCGAAGGCGGCGGAGGAATCCACCGCGTTGCTGGCAGGTTTGCCCACGCGGGGCTGAGTGTAGTCCATTCCCCTCGTTTGAGGGGTTTGGAGTGCAATCCGCACTATTGGAGGTTTTGCTATGGAAAATTTTCCTATCCAGGTACAGGCAGACAATGACGATGCACAGCGGGATAACGTCCCGTGCATGTGCCACGTATTCGACGCGGAGGGGGCAGCAACAATCTATCAGGCATTGGAGCGGCAATACCTGCACGTAGTCGCCTGGGATGCGTTCGGGAATCTGGTGCATGAGTACGATAATCGGAGGTGACTCCCCTCGCCCCCCACAGCGCCCCTCCGGGGGCGTTTTCGCTTCTGGCGCGGGTTACCGGGGGTTAATTGGCGCGGGTATCGGCGCGGGGCGCGGCACTCCAAATCCGGGGGATGCCGCACCCCACAATGCCGTTTCCCGGGCCGGAATGCCCCATTCCCGGGCCTCTCACCCCTCGGTGATACTATCCTACCCGGAGCGCCGAAAATCGCTCAAACACCCGTTAAACGTGTTTCGCGGGGTTTCGCTCTGGGTTGTCGTGGCATTGTGCTGGCATTTTTCGGGGTTATCGCGTGACACGGTACCCCCCCCCCTCCCCCTCCCGGACTCCTCTCAGACTAAATCCATTTTTTTTTTTATCCCTAGAATGGTGCATGGGGAGGGGTCACCAGACATGAGGGGGGAGGGGTGGTCTGTCATTGGATAACCCCGGAAAATGCCATCGCAATGCCATCGCACGCCAGACCACAATCCGGCCGTATTGGCGGGATATTGGATAATGGGGATACTCCGGGCTGCGGACTTGCACGCTGGATCAACCCCCGGATAATGAGGGATTGGCGTGGGATTGGGTACTGGCGGGAGTTTGCCCTATATACTCCGCGCCTTGGTCAATCAATCAACCTTGGGGGTTAGGGAATGAGTAATGATCTGATGGCGCTGTATCAGGAAGCCTGGAGGCGCGCGGGCGCAGGGGAGGTGATACGGATTGAGTGTGGGAGTGCTCAGGAGGCGATACGGGTTCGCCTGGCGCTGTATCGAGCGGTGAAGGAGGCCCGGAGGCCCGGGGGCTTGGCGGATGAGGTGCTGAAGCGGGCGGTGGAGAATAGCTCGGTGCAGCTTGAAGGGGCTGGGAAGACGACAGTGGCTGTGCGGCCGAACTTGGCTGCGACATCGGCGCAGAGCTTGATGAAGGCCCTGGGGGTGGAAGGTGGGGCGGGGCTGCAGGACGCGGAGACCAGGGCCGGGCATGAGATGCTGGCGCGGTTGGAAGCGGGGCGGGGGAAGGCGGCGAGGTTGCAAGCAGACTCCGCGCCCGATCCCTTTGCCCGATATGGCAAGGAGGATTGACCATGCCACGCACGAAAGCAAAACCATTCCACAAGTACCCAATGGCCTTCACGATTGCGGTGCGCCAGGCTGTGCGGCAACCGGGGGCTTGGCGGACGATTGTGAATGAGCTGACTGCGGCGCAGGCGAAGACGATTATGATTAAGCTTGAGAGCCTGCGGAATGGGCTCAAGGACCCTGGGTCGGGGCAGGAGGATCTGGATTCAGCAGCCCGAGAAGGCAAGCTCCACTTCCGCCGCCTAAACTTCGGCGGGTTGGATGGCTGGATGGTGCAGGTGCGATGTGACATTGTTCGGACTGATCCGGGCTCCGCAGTCCGCACGGCGCTCGATCAAAAATAGTTTCAACTCTTGGCTGAAAGGGGTTGACAGCTGGAGCGGGTTCCGGCACATTCGAATTGTCGACGAAAACGCGCGGCATACCGGCAGGCACCGCGCCGTCAGACAACCCTCAACTGCCTGCCACACTGGAGTTTGAAGAAAATGGCAACGAAGCAAGAAGTGCAGCTCGAAACCGTGAAGATGGATGATGGCCGCGCCGTCGACTTCGCCGGGAAGCGGCGAGTGTTGAAGGAGTCGATCATCGGCGCCGATGGTTCGGTCAAGGTGCGCATGGACTTCCGCAACGGGGAGACGCGGACCTGGACGATTCCCGGCAACCTGATGGCCCGCTGCGCCGCACACGGTGCCGAGCAGAAGCTGGGCGATGAGCTGGCCGGGCTGAAGAAGGACGATGGGAGCGAGGCCGACATCGAGGATCTGGTGCTGACCATCGACGAGCTGATGGCGCGTCTGGACACCGGCGAGTGGAACGCGAAGAAGGAGTCGGGTGGCATGGCCGGGACGAGCGTCCTGCTCCGCGCCCTGGTCGAGCTCAAGGGCCTGACCACCGAGCAGGTCAAGGCCTTCCTGAAGGACAAGACCCAAGCGCAGAAGATCGCGCTGCGGAACAACCCGCTGGTCAAGCCCATCATCGACCGCATCGAAGCCGAGAAGGCGGCCAAGGCCGGCAAGTCGGTGGACACCGAGGCCCTGCTGGCCGAGCTGCCGGCCATTGGCTGATCGGCGGCCTGAGGGCGGCGTGTAGCCCTCTGACACGGCGGAAAGCACGCCGGCATTCGCGCCCCGCAGCTGATCTCCCTACGGGGCGCGGTGCTTTTGGGGCGGGAAAGTTTTGCATCGGGAGGTGTAGAACTTTGTCAATGGGGGTTGATTCGCGTCAATTATACGTGCATAATCGGAGAGTGATTCGCGCATGGTGCGCGAACACTCACAGGAGATTGTGACATGACACTTACTCAGACCCTCCGCGCTGGCATCCTTGCCAGCGGCTGGGAGCGGACCCAGACCCCTTCGGGCCGGGAGTGCTACACCAAGATGTGCAACATGGGCAAGCGGGATGACAGCGGCAACTTCGTCAAGACCAGCGAGGCCCACATGTGGCTCTGGCTTGGGGAAGCGGGGAGTGTCCGCTGGGCCAGCAAGAACGCCGTCACCTTGTCGACGCCGGTTGGCCGGGGGATGAAGGCCAGGCTGGAGGCGGCAGGCAAGCTGCCCGCTCTCGGCGCGCCCAAGGCAGATAGCGCCGCGTTGCTCGCCCAGCTCCCCGCAAGGGCTGACAAGTGAAAAAGTTCGCCGTGGTGCGCGAAGTGGGGCAGGTTGCCCCTATTCGCGTATTCAAGCCCGTGTTCGAGGAACTGCTCCCAGAGGCGGAGGCGAAGCTCTGGGCGTGGCTGCAGTACGCGGTGGTTGACTGCGAGGCCAGGGTTTTCGTGTACGTCGAGCAGACCCCATTCAATACCGATTTCAAGGAGTCCGATGATGAGTGACTTTGCAGATCTAGAGGCGTTTCTCGCCGCTTCAGTCGAATCCCATGCCGCGATCAAGGCGGCGAAAGAGGCCAAGGCCCGGCTGCTCAAGGGCGGCGGGGATGCGACTCAAGTGGCGGAAGATGCGGCCCGGGTCCGGGCCTGGGAGGCGAAGCATGAATGGCGCGCGGAAGCAAACTGCGCCATCTTCATGGAGCAGGAGTG